CTTCTGACCTTCAAGCGCGAATTGGATGAGAATCCGCTCCTCCGAGAGGATTTCCCAGACCTTTGCGCCCCTAAGAAGCGTGCTCGTGGCTCTGTCGAAGGTGACGCCAAGGGTATTCGTCTCTGTGCCAACGGTTTCATCTTCATGGCGAAGGGTGCGGACGCCAGTTCGCTCGGTATGAAGGTCGGTGCGAAGCGTCCAGACACGCTTTTGCTCGACGACATCGAGCCGGACGAGGCCAACTACTCCGTTTATCAGATGGAGCAGCGTCTGATCACCATTCAGGACGCCATTTTGCCGCTCAACGAGCGTGCAAGGGTCGTTTTGTCTGGAACCGTGACCATGCCTGGCTCTATTACCCACCAGTTGGTCAAGTATGCGGCCGGTTGGGTGGACGAAGAGAACCAGTTCGAGTGGATTGAGGCTCAGAACTTCCGCGTTCACCACCAGTTGCCCATCGAGGACAATCCTGACGGCACAAGGCGCTCTTTCTGGCCTGCTAAGTGGTCTCTGACTGAGCTGGAGAACATCGAGCACACTCGCTCGTACCAGAAGAACTTCCTGAACAACCCGATGGCCATCGATTCCGAGTACTGGACGATGGACGACTTCACATACGGGGATCTGGACTTCTGTTCGTCCACAATCCTGTCTATCGATGGTGCGGTCACCGCAACCAAGGAATCTGACTACACTGGCATCGCAATTGTGGGCTACAGGCCACGTCATAGGGATAGTTCCGGAATACAGCCGCCACGTTGTGTCGTAAAATACGTGCGTGCTGTCAAAATGCACGGTAACGCCCTTCGAAGCCTCGTATTGAGCCTTCTGGAGTCAAATCCCGAGGTACGAGCCATTCTGGTAGAGACAAACCAGGGTGGAGACAAGTGGCTTGAGACCCTGCATGGCATGCCCGTCAAGATCTACACGGTGCACAACAAGGAGAAGAAGGAGTCCAGGGCTGGACGACTTCTCAACTTGTATCAGATGTCACCGTCCCGCGTAATTCACACGAAGGTGTTCCCTCCGCTCGAAGAGCAGATGATCAACTTCCCGAAGGGCGCGAATGACGACCTTATCGACGCTGTCGGTAACGCCGTCTTGATGTACCAGCGGCCAGAGAAGAAGCCGAAGGCCGGAGTTAAGTACCGACAGCCACGTTAGGAGGGGAAGTGCCGTTACCACCAGGGATTTCGACTGTTACGGTTACAGGAAAGTTCCTGGGCCCTGACGGCTCTCCCCTTTCTGGGGAAGTCAAGTTCTACTTACCTTCCACCATCTCTGTACCGGCTAACGACCTGTTTGTGGACGGCGTTTCTAACAACACGCTGGACGCTAGCGGTAATTTCACCGCCACTCTGTTCGCTACGGACAATACGGGTATCAGCCCGACTGGCTGGGCCTACGAGGTGGTTGAAAAGACCAGCGCTAGGACTCGTAGTTACTGGATTGCACTGCCATCCAGCCCATCTTCGGTAAATCTGGCCGACATTGCCCCTTCTGACCCCGCACGAGGCGATTACGTCATCGTACAGGGTGCAGACGGCGAGCCCGGCCCTCCGGGGGCCCCAGGAGCTGACGGGGCTGACGGGGCTGATGGTTCCATTATCCGTACGAACACTGTTCGTATCACCAACGACAACCTGTCCGGTATTCCGGCTGCGGCGTCTTGGGCCATTGTCAAGACGTCCGGAAACACTCCGCTCCAGTGTTCGATTACTGCCTCGGCAGGCGATCGAATTCGCGTGAGCGGTGCTTTTATGAGGAACGGTTCTCGCTTCCTCGACTGGGCACTTCTGGATAGTGCCGGAAACATCGCGGTCTACGCCGCTTCTCAGACCAGCACCCCACTGTCTGAGGGTAACCCGACCATGTACCCAAGCCTGAGCTTCAGCTACGTGCCTGGCGAAGAGATGTTCACCGTAGGTTCCGGCCATATCGATGGGACCGGCAAGGTGACCGTGGCTCTTGTCAACCAGGGCGTCGCTTCAGGCGTTGTGTATGCGCACCCCGTTTACCCATGGCGGCTGCGACTCGAAAACATCGGTCCTGAGCCGTCTTAAGAAAGGGAGGTGCCATGACTACGTCTAACGAAGAGCCACAGAGCTACGAAGACCTTCGCTGCGGTTACTGGGAGCTGGTTGATGCTCGCGGTGCCTATGAGCGTGCGGCAGCCTTCTACGAGGGAACTGTTGACGAGGTCTACAGCTCCCCCAAGGTAACCCGACTCTTAGCCAAGTTCGGTCTCGACGCTATCGAGTCTTTCAACTTCGCTCACATCCCCGTTGACGCCGTTGCTAACAAGATGCTTTTGCATTCTGTAAACGGTGACAGCGAGGGAAACGAAGAGGGCATCGTCGAGAAGAACGAGGAAGTCAACTCGGTTATCGACGATCTCTGGGAATACAACGAGCTTGAGGAAGAGCTTCCTAACATCTTCCGCAACACCGGCAAGTACGGCGACTACTACCTCATGGTGTGGCCCGTAGTTGGTGAGGAAGAGGACGATTCTGTAGCTCGTGGTTTCGACCCCTACAACTCCGCCCGTCAGCTTGAGACTGGTGACACCGTTGTTGAGGATGACGAAATCGCATCTGTTCCTCTGACCCGTAAGACCATCGTAGCGGTAGATATCCTCCCGCTCGATCCCTTTACCACTCGCGTGTTCTACGACACGGAGAACCCAAGGAAGAAGACCTACGCAATCCGTTCTTGGATTGAGGGTGAAGGCACCAACATCGTCGTTCGTGCCAACCTCTATTACGAGGACCGTATTGAGCGCTGGATGCACGAGGGAAAGCCCTCTAAGCGTAAGGGTGCTAAGCAGAAGTGGAAGCCATTCAATCAGGATGGTAACCCTGCTGTACTGGCTAATCCGTTCGGCGAGGTCCCTATCTTCCACTTCCGTACGGAACGTACATATGGGCGTCCGGATCACATCAACGCCTACGGCCCGCAGCTTGCTATCAACAAGATCGTGACCTCACATCTTGCGACTGTGGACTACCAGAGCTTCCCCCAGAGGTATGCGCTGCTCGACCCTATGGCCGATCAGAGCGGAATTCAGGGAGCAGACTCCGACCCCTTCGCCCCCGAGTTAGGGGACGATCCGGAGGATGACGATAACGAGTCTCAGCTTGAGGCTGATCCAGCGGCTGTCTGGCAGTTCTCTGGCATGAAGGCTGTAGGGCAGTTTGAGGCCGCTAATGCGGAATCTTTCCTCAAGCCGTTCGACCGTTACGTGAAGGCTCTTGCACAGGCGACTGATACGCCGTTCCACTACTTCGACCGTACGGGCGAGCGTCCTCCGAGTGGGGAGAACATTCGTCAGGTCAACGAAATGCTCAACAAGAAGGCGGGCTTCCGTCAGACCTCCTACGGAGGCGAGATCAAGAAGTTTGTCACCCTGGCCCTCGTAATGATGGGTGTCGATGTTGAACGAATCAACGTCGAATGGGAGCCACTGGAGAATGTCAGCTCGTATGTCGAGTGGCAGGCCGTCAATGAGAAGATCACTGCCGGTGTTCCAATGGAAGTTGCACTTGTTGAGGCAGGGTATCGCCCCGCTCAGGTTGCTGAGTGGAAGCGTCAGGCCGAAGCCCAGGCTGAGAAGGAACGTCAGCAGGCTATGGAAGACGAGAAGGCGAAAATGGAAGCCGCTGCTGCATACAAGCAGCAGACGCTGTCTCAGAACAATTCTGGCGGCACTAAGCCGAGTTCGAGCAGCAATTCACAGTAATGCCGAGTAAGGCACCTCAGAAAAGGATGATCGGGTAATGATCAGCAACGAAGTCACATTCGAAAACTCTCCACTGACTAACCGTCCCGGAACAGTTGTTGGCTACCGTGCAAATGGAAAGCCCATTTATACTGTTGGCGGTGGTTCTATTGACGTTACCGACGACGATGTAGTGGATGACGACAACGATTCGGATGACGACACCGACGACAACGACGAAGACCACTGGGAGCCTCCGACCAAGGAGGACTGGCAGAAGCTGATGGCCGACAAGCGTAAGGCCGACAGCGAAGCCGCTCAGCGTAAGCGTTGGATGCGTGATAACGGTCTCGACCCTAAGACCGGTAAGCCTGTGGCTAAGCCGAAGGTAGAGGTCGACGATGATGACGATGCTGATGTACTCGTCCCGTCTGCGACTAAGCAGAAGAAGGACGAAGACAACAACGACTCGCGTGGTTTTGACCGCGAGAAGTTTGAGAAGCAGTTCCAGCGTCAGCTTGACCGTGAGGTCGAAAAGGCGCAGTCCGGTGGACGTAGGTCTGCTTACTCTCTGATTTCCGAGGTGCCTTCTGCACTCGAAGAAGCGGGTTGGAATGGTAAGAACCTCCCCCGCATGATCAAGCTCCTCGACCTCGACTCTGTTGAGATTGACGAGGATGGCGTCGATTACGACGCTCTTTCGGCTCAGGTGGCTGAGCTGAAGAAGGACTTCCCTGAGTTCTTCAAGCGTACGCGCATGAAGGATGCGGCGAAGGAAGTAGCCGATACCGGCGCTGCCGGTGGAGGAAAGAAGCAGGCTCCTGCCTCGACAGAGGACATGGACTGGAAGACGCGCATGAAGTTGCAGCTCAACGGCGGCGCGTAAGCGGGTCATACCCAAGCATGCCGAGTCAGGCACCTCATTCACATAACTCACCGGAAAGGTAAACGCCATGGCTATTCAGCCGAATGCGGGCGCAACTTACCTTGATAACTGGATTCCGATCGAGTGGGACTCTGAAGTCATCTCTCGTGTTATGGCATCCAGCGCTATCGAGGCTACTGCTCAGCGCCACGGAATGAACACCTCTACCAAGCGTATCCTGCGTCAGAGCGGATACACCGTTACTTCTGGTAGCCAGTACACCGTTGACACAGGTGCTCTGGACTACGTAATCCTCACCGCTCGTCGTTTCATGGGTCAGTCTGTTCTGGACGAGGACGACCTGGCCGACACCGAGCTGATCGTTGACACCATCGCACAGCGTGCCCTCGACTACGCGATCTCTTACGCTACGTCTCTGGACAACGCCTGCATCGGTGTTACCGCTGCTGAGGATTCTGGTGCCGCTACTGCCAAGGTTCCGTTCACCTCTATCTACCGTGCTGTTCGTAACAACGGTTCTGGTGGCGAGTCTAGCTACGTAGCTGACGCCAACTACATCAACTGGTCTGGTGCAGCTTCTGCTGCTTACGACAACCTCTCTGAGGCATTACGTCGTGTAGAAACCAGCGACTACTGGGACGCTAACAACGCCCTCATCATCGCCAACCCAGCCTTCCGTGACGTTCTGCGTCGTGTGAAGGACAACAACGGTACTCCAATCTTCGTTCAGGGTCAGGGTGGTGACTCTGGTCAGCCGGACACCCTCTTCGGCGTGAACATCTTCTGGAGCCGTGGAGCCAAGACCTCTCCGGTTATGTCTGCCACCCCTGGCGGTAACCCACTTCTGGTCTTCGTTGGTGACCGTAGCCTCATGAAGCTCGGTGTACGTTCTGGCCCTGAGTCTCGTCTCGATGTGTCTCGTGCGCACGACGACGTTGACGACACTGCGGTCAAGTTCCGTACTCGTCGTGGCTTCCAGCTCGGCCGTATCGCCGGATTCTCTGTCCTGGAGAAGACTGGCTAATCCCAGTTGAATAAGAACGACCCTCCTGCCGATGCCGCCCTCACTTCGGCGGGAGGGTTCTCTTTTGACTGAAAGGCGGTGAACGAATGGCTTGGGCAACAGAAGCAGAAACTCTTACCTACACGGGTATTACCGTTACCAGTGCGGAGATCGAGCAGGCTCAGGCAATCGTGGAGCTGTTCGCGGATACCAGCATCGAGGCATCTGATGCGGGTCTTATCAGCTCTAAGAACCTCCGCTTCCTCAAGATGGCTGTGGCTTACCAGGCAGCCTGGATTACCGAGCACCCGGATCTCTTCACTCACGTAGACGTGAGCACGATGCTCCAGGACGGTCTCCAGTTCGTCGCTGGGCATGAAAATGCCTTCGTACTAGCCCCGTTCGCGCGTAGGTCTATCAACAGGCTCTCGTGGAAGCGTAACCGCTCAATCAGGGCAAGGCGCTCTAAGCGTCAGACCGCTGCGGGCATCCGCAGGATTGAGTACATGGGCACTATCGACCACATCAACACTGATGGCGGTGCAGCTCACTATGACACGGACCCTAGCTGGTCTGTCTGGGGAGCTGATGAGTAATGTACTCCCGTGCCACTACCAAGATCACGATCTATCGAGGTCAGGGTGTGGATGACTGGGGAGACACGATCGATAACGACACCCCGGCCGCAACCGGGGTGTTGGCCTCCATTCTGGAGCAGAAGATCTGGTCCTCTCCAGAAGTCACCACTCAGCCCCACAACTACCGTTACGCCCGTCTTCGTGTGAAAAAGGGTACGGATGTCCAAGTCAATGACCGCATCTTCGATGAGCGTCTAAATCAGACCTGGACCATCACGAATATCAGTCCTTACCAGAACCCTGTAGTGGGTCAGGATCTCCGAATCGACTTGATGTTCGTGGGATGATCACCCTCACGTATAATTCCACACGTAGGGTTGACATGCCTTAACACCCGTAAACGGTGCGCGTGACTACCCCCTCACTCCGTAAAGGAAGGGACCATGTCTGGTCAGCTTTAAGCTGCCCTTCCAACGGCATGGTCCTTTTCTGTTTGGGGAGGTGTTATGGGTCGCGTTGACTGGGAGCCTGGTTGGTACGAACGTATCGACAAGGAAATCGACAACTTCATGGAGAAGTTGGCTGAAGATGTCCTCCAGGACATGATTATCCACGCGCCATACCGCACCGGAGCCCTTAAGGCGGACCTGGACAAGGAATACGACAATCGCAGCAAGGTTGCCCGTATCGGTGCTAAGAGCGTCCCCTACGCCATCTACGTAGAAGAGGGAACCCCACCTCACGTCATTCGAGCCAAGAACAAGAAGGCTCTTGACTGGAATGGCTCCCTTCATCCGATGAAGGACGTTGACCACCCTGGAGCCTCGGCTACGCACTTCATGAAGAACGCACTCTATAAGGAGCGTCGTCCATGAGGCCAGCAAACTCCGAGTTAGCCGCAATCGCGTGGCTGAAGACAGTTCCCGGAATGCCGGTTAATCAGATCGGCACCACTCTCCCGCAGGACAACACGACTTGGGCAGCCTCTGGCTATGTACAGCCCATCGTTGTCGGCAAGGGAAGTTCTAGTCCGTACTACGGCTACAGGGCCCCGGTTATCCAGGTCCACTGCTGGGCGGTAAATCCGACCAAGCAGACACCGCCGTGGTGGAAGGCCAACGAATTGGCCGAAAACATCTACGCACATCTCCTGCGAGACAACGGCGTAGAAAACCTCGCCACTAAGACCGGCTATCGAAATGTGCGCATTCTCGAAGCCTGGGCTATTGACGAGCCAAAGAGGATTCCGTGGGGATTCCCTTCGGGACAGGGTTCATTCGTTGACCCTGGTGACGCAGCTCACTACACAGTGAGCTTCCAGCTAGCTTGGGCGGAGCTACCGGAATGAGTAAGAAACTGTTTGTCTATGTCGGTGCTGTTTCCGGAGAAGTACTTACCTTCCGAGGAAAGGCACTCGTACACGACAACAAGGCCGAAATGGAATTTCTTGTTCCCGGCAACCGAGTGGTTCCGCTCCCTTCCTATTGGGGCGAGGAGCTGACATTTCCACTCAAGGATCATCCAGATATGGATACTGTTCAGTTCCCGCTGGCCCAGCACATGGACCAGTTCCAGTAACGCTTCGAAAGGAAGTGAAACCAAATGGCTGCAAACGTAGTTAACCTCGTACAGGGTCCAGCTACCGTGTTCATCGGTGCCTTTGGTGCGGCCGAGCCTGCTAACGCTGCGGTAAACACCACCCCTGCTGCATCTGCCTGGACCGACGTCGGTGGAACCACTGACGGATGTGAGATCTCTGTTAACCAGGAGTACAAGGAGTTAGAGGTCGACCAGGTTGTCGACATTCCGGGTCGTCGTCTCGTAAAGCGTGACATGTCTGTGAAGACTAACCTCGCCGAGCCTACCCTTCAGAACCTCCTGTACAGCCTCAACGACGTAAACGGTGGTTCTCTGGGAGCCTCTGGTGCCGGATTCTCTGGATACTACGAGCCTGCCTTCACCGACTCTGCTACTCAGCCTACTTACCGTGCCGTTCTCCTGTGGGGATGGGCTCCGGGTGGCTCTGGCGCTGGTGGTAGCACCTCTAAGCGTCGTATGGTCATCATGCGTAAGTGCCTGTCTAGCGACAACGTAGAGTTCGCTTACAAGAAGGAAGACCAGACCGTCTTCTCTGTAACTTGGAGCGTCCACTACGTATCCAGCTCTATCGCTCCGTTCAAGATCATCGACGAGGCGTAAGCATCAGAATGGGCCTCTCCTTCGGGAGGGGCCCATTCGTCATGTTACGGGTCGATCTTGCTGATAGAATAGATATCGTCAACGCCAATAGGCACTAGTTGTGAGGGTAATCATGCCGTACCGCAAGGACATCGAGAATGAGGAGACCAAGGTCGACGAGACTGAGGTAGATAACTCCTCCACCAACGTTCTCTCTTTCAAGAGCAAGAAGGAGAAGGGTGACCGTGTAGTTCTCTTCACTATCGATGATGAGGAGTACACCGTCCCCGCTAAGCCAAAGGCTAACGTCACCCTGAAGTTCCTGGACGAGTTACGTCGTACGGGTAACGAGATGTTCGCCGCTCTGAGCCTCATGGAGACCATGCTAGGCAAGGAGAAGTACCAGAAGTTCCTCGACTGGGAGGACCTGGAGGACGAACAGCTTTCTGAGGTTCTGGAGCAGGTTGTAAGCCTGGCCATGAGCCGTGTAGAGGGTGACCAGGGAAAATAAGGGAGCTGGCCTCCCCGCACTTGTGGGTAGTCGTGTGGCAGGAGGAAGTTGAGGCGGACTTCCTCGCGTTCTACCACATTTTCGACATCCTGGATGATCCGAAGTTGGATGGTCCCCGACTCCTACGACTGGCTGCTCAGTTGCCTCGCTATCAGGGAGCCGTACGAAACCGGCTCGAATATGAAGCGTCGCTTGACCAGAAGGCAGTCGAAGTCCGAGAAGGGGACCCCACTTTTGCACCTGGAGAAACCATGAGTATGAGTGAGGCCCTGGCCCGATCTAAGGGCGATGACATGGCCGTGTTGAACTCGCTCAGTAACGACAGCAGGAATGCAGGTCTAGGGGACCTGTTCGAGTACGAAACCGGCTAGGGGATATCCACCTAGGGAGGAATGAAGATGCCAGTAGGATTCCGCATTGCGTCTGCCTGGGTGGATATTCGCGCCGAGGATAAGGGACTCAAGCAGCAGATCAAGACAGCGGTTGAGAAGGCGGCCAAGGGTAACGACGCCAAGATCCCGCTCAATATCGACAGCAAGGGCCTCCGTCGTGAGGTATCCGATGCTCTCAAGGAAGCCACCTCTAAGCAGAAGCCAAAGGTGGCTATTGGCATTTCCTCTAAGGGTTTACGTGCTGAGGTAACTAAGGCTCTGAAGGCTGCTACTGAGAAGCAGAAGCCTAAGGTAAAGCTCGGCATCAACGCCACCGGTCTCAAGGGCGAGGTTCAGCGTGCCCTTACTGCGGCTACCAAGGGGCAGAAGCCTACTGTCAAGCTGGGTATCTCCTCCGTCGGTCTCCGTGGAGAGGTCCAGAGGGCTCTGAACGAGGCTACAGCGGGCCAGAGTGGCACGGTGACTATCAATGCCCGTGTGGACGGTGACAGGCTCCAGAGGGCCCTTGCAGACGCCGATCCGACTATCACTCCTCACGTCGACCACCGTGCCCTGCGCCAGAGTCTGATGTCGGCTATCCGTCGTATCAACGTAAACGATGATGTAACGATCAACGCCAATATCGATGGCGATCTACTTGCTCGACAGATTCAGTCTGAAATCGGTCGACTGAGGGACCGTTTCCGTGTCCGCATTCACCCCGACGTGGATGTGGATACTTTTGCTGCCCGTTTACAGGCGGCTGCTCGCTCTGTACCTAGCGATATCGATATCGACCTCAACCCACGGATCAACCAGCTCAAGTTAAGGGCTGAAGCCGGAAGGGCCTTTGCCGCCCTCCGTGGAAAGATCCAGTTCGACGGTGAACTCAAGACCGCCATGCTGGCAGCTCAGGTAAAGGCTGCGCAGGCTGCTCTTAACCGTATGGGTCGCGACCTGACTTTCCGTGCCAAGGTTGATGTAGACACCGCCGCTGCCCGAGCAAAGATCGCAGCTATGAACGCGATGCTCAGGGATCATGGCGGACACTGGACTCGCTGGGCTCAGATTGCCGTAGCAGCCGCCCTTGCTGTTGGTCCAGCCCTTTCTGTCGTAGACCGTGCTCTTCGCTCTACAGGCGCGTCTCTGGCCGTTCTCGTGCCAATGGTGACGGGCCTCTCTGCCATGCTCGCAACCTTCTTCGTAGGTATGAGCGGCGTGGCGGCCACCATCTCTGGTGTATTCGAGACCAGCAAGACTGCCATTAACCAGCTCGGAGACAACTTCGAGCGACTGTCACCAGAGGCCAAGAAGTTCATCCAGGCACTCCAGGGCGTAAAGACTGGATTCACCCAGCTCCGTATCGACGTCCAGGACCAGCTCTTCAAGGGTATGGACAAGACTCTGGAGAACTTCACCCACGCCAGCATGCCTGCCCTGCGTAGGGGTCTTGCTGAGACCGCCATGAACATGAACGCCATGGCTAAGGGTGCAACTGACGTAGTTAACCGTGCATCTCGTATGGGTGAACTGGACGCTATGTTCCAGGGTATCAACGTTGCTTTCGGTCAGCTTATCCCGTTACCAGGTCAGTTCCTCAACGGCCTGATCAAGACTTCCATCGCCGCTACTCCGCTGCTCACCCGAATGAACTCTGCATTCGCTAACTGGGCACGTAACATGACGGACCGCCTCAACCAGGCGTTTACCGATGGAACTCTTCAGCGTGCTATCTCTTCTGCTGGTGACACCATTGTCAACTTCTTCCGTCGTATCGCTAACAACCCTGAGTGGAACACCTTCGTAAGCCGTATGAAGGAAAACGGCCCTCGTATGGCCGAGGCATTCGCCCACATCTCTGAGGCGCTGCTGAAGATCCTCAACGCTCTGTCACCTATCACAGGTGTGATCATGACCGTTGTGGATGCCTTCGCGCGCATGATCAACGCGATGCCGATCGAAGTCCTTACCCTGATCATTACCAAGCTGGTCCTCTTCAAGACTGCTCTGCTGATCGGTACCTTCGTAGTTTCTCTGACCGATAAGATCATCTTGCTGCGTAGGGCTATGGTGACCCTCGGCAGCCAGGCGGCGATGGTTGACGCCATTCGTGGACGTCTTACTGCTCTCGGTCTGACCGCTCCTGCTATCAACCGAGTAGCCACTGCTATGCGTGCGGTTGGCAGGGCCATCATGGGTGCTCTGCTCATCACTACTCTGGTATGGGCATTCGAGGCCATTGGTAACAAGGCCAAGGGTGCTGCTCCAGATGTGGAGAAGCTGTCTACTTCTCTGAAGGAGCTTGCCGTATCCGGTAAGTTCACTGGTGAGCTGAAGAAGAACTTCGGTAGCAACATCGATGATGTCGTTGAGAAGCTGCACACGCTTCACGAGAAGATGGCGGAGCACAAGAAGGATCTGAGTGAGGGTAACTTCGGTCCAGACACCCCTCTTGACGACTTCGGTCAGTGGATCTCTGACGGTATCAAGAAGATGTCCGAGGGTCACGACTCTCTGTGGGCGCTGAAGGATGACTTCAAGTCCTTCGACAAGGCTCTCGCAGACATGGCCAACAATGGCTACAGCACCCAGGCTGCTGAGGACTTCGCCAAGCTCAAGAAGGCTTGGCTGGAGGCTGGTTACCCTCTTGACGAACTCATCAAGAGCTTCCCTGAGTACAAGGATGCTCTGGGTGGTCTGAAGACCGCTCAGAAGCTGGCTGCTGAGGGAATGGGTGCGTACGGTGCTCAGGCTGTCGTAATCCAGGGTCAGCTTGATGCTCAGCGTCGTGCGGCCGATGGTCTCAAGCAGTCCATTGAGGCTCTGAACGATGCCCACCGTCAGGCTGCCGGTGGAGAGATCGCTATGGAGTCTGCTCTTGACTCCGCAACCGGCACTATCGAGACCAACATGAAGGCGCTCAAGGACTCCTCTATGGGCCTTGACGTTCACACGGAGAAGGGCCGCCAGAACAGGCAGGCTCTGCTCCAGCTTGCTCAGACAACCTCTGATTACGCTCAGGCCAAGCTCCAGGAGACCGGTTCTTACACCGAGGCCAACAAGATCTACGAGCGTGGTAGGGAGCAGTTCGTCAAGCTGGCTATGGCTGCGGGTGCGACTCGTGAAGAAGCCAAGAAGCTGGCTGAGCAGTGGCTCAAGATGCCGGACAAGAAGATCGCTCTTGATGCCGATGTCGATTCTCTTGACCGTAAGATCGCAGATGCCCAGGCTGAAATCGACAAGCTGAAGCAGAAGCGCAAGGTTGCCGTTGGAGCCGACAAGAAGGATCTTGATGACAAGATCACTAAGGCTCAGGCTGAGCTGGACCTTCTTGAGGCCCGTAAGAACGAAGTTCTGATCGAGGCCACTATTGACGATCTGAACACTAAGATCGACAAGGCTCAGCAGACTGTCGATGACCTTAAGCAGAAGCGTAAGACTGCTGTCGGTGCTGATAAGAAGGACCTTGACGATAAGATCAAGAAGGCTCAGGAAGCCCTTGACGCTCTGAAGCAGAAGAAGAAGGCTGCTATCAAGGTCAAGGACGAGACTAAGCAGACTATCGACAACATCCAGTCACGTCTCGATGGAATCAAGGACAAGACCGTTACCGTCACCGTTATCGGTAACAACGTCTACAAGTACAAGGAAGGCGCCAACATCCCTGGCTACGGAGGCAACATTCCGAGCCATGCGACCGGTGGTCTGATCAGGGGTCCGGGTTCTGGTACCTCTGACAGCATCATGGCGCGTCTGTCCAACGGTGAGTACGTCATGACTGCCGCCACCGTAGAGAAGTACGGCGTCGGTTTCATGAAGGCGCTCAACAACGGCACCCTCAAGCTGCCGAAGTT